GGGTGTCCTTGTCCGTTCTGGCGTCAGTCTCGCCCGCGCAGGTTACAATAAGTGCAGCCCCAACGGAACAGACCCCCATTGCGTTGCACATGTGCGTCACGTGACGGGCAGGGGAACGGGATGCGGATTTGAACGACATTTGTGTTGCCAGGCACAAACGAAACGAATATGGATCGTTTTTGTACAAAGTTCAGTATTGCGATGTAAAAACTGATATTCTGGATGTATCTATAAAAGTAGAAACGAAATGCATCAAAATTTTTATGCATCCCGGTCTTCAGGAGCCGGAATATGATCACCGTTCATATTGAAAACCACGTATGCCTGCCATGGCTGTTTTGTATGGCGGACAGGTCCGGCCGTGAATATTCGACGAAAATCCGGCGAAATTCCTGGATTATTGTCGCGCGTTAACCTTTATTTATCCATATGGATGCAATCCATTTTCAGGCGAGTGCGGGAGATATGCTGATCATGAAGCATCATCATTTCCATGTTTGTGGCGGACAGATCTGGACCCCCCTGTTCCGGGGCCGGGAAAAACGGATCGTACTGGAATGTTCCATCGGTCGGGTCGGGTTCGTGACCGACACGCAGAAACCCGACGATGGCATTATTTATGAAACCATCAACGAATTTCAGAAATGGGTCATCATCCACGAAGCCGCCGCGATACAGTGGGACTGACTTCGGTCTGTCGGCGTGCCGGGGCGCGGTTTCGTTTTTTGCTTGAGGGATGTCAGGTTTCGCGACATATTGCGCTTACTCGGTCAAGGGTGCGCCCGCGACCTTGAGGCACCAGCCACATGCCAGGATGTATCCGGGACACCGCTTTCGTAAAAAGGGGGCGGTTCCCGCAAATGCCGGTATTTTCATCGGATAAAGTTATGACGGAGGACCGCCCATGCCCGATCACGGCGACGGCGCATCCCCCCAGCATGCGCTTGAGGCGGTGCTGCGCGGCCATCGCGACGTGGTGGTGGCGGCGCTGCTGGACCTTGCGTGCCATGCGTCGAGCGAGGCGACACGCCTTGCCGCGTTAAAGGAGATGCTCGACCGGGGCTGGGGCAAGGTCGCCGCCAGCAGCGCCGACACCCCGCCCGCGCCGGGTGCGCCGACGCTGCTGATTGCGCCAGCACTGCTGCGGCCCGCCCCGGCGGCGGGGCAGGACACGCAGGCATGACGGTGATGCGTGTCGAAATCCCGCCCGCCTGCGCCGGCCTGCTGCGTCCCGCGCGGTACAAGATCCTGTATGGCGGGCGCGGCAGCGGCAAGAGCTGGACGGTGGCGCGGGTGATCGTCGCCATGGCCGCCGCCCGGCCGATGCGCATCCTGTGCTGTCGGGAATATCACAGCTCCATGGCCGATTCGGTGCGCCGCCTTCTGTCGGACCAGATTGCGGCGCTGGGCCTGGGGCCGTGGTTTCGCATCCGTGAAAACCTGATGACCACGACCTGCGGTTCGGAAATCCTGTTTCGTGGACTGGGCCGCAATGTGGAGGCCATCAAATCGACGGAGAAGGTGGACCTGTGCTGGGTGGAGGAAGCCCAGACGCTGAGCCGTGCGAGCCTCGACATCCTTCTGCCGACCATCCGCGCGCCGGGTTCGGAAATTTGGTTCACCTACAACCCGGAGCGCGAGGACGCGCCGATGCACCAGATGATGTGTGCCCTGCGCGATGATCCGGACGCGATCGTGCGCCGGGTGGGATGGCGCGACAACCCGTGGTTTCCCCCCGAACTGGACGCCGAACGCCGCCGCATGCTGCGCCACGACCCCGATGCCTATGACCATGTGTGGGAGGGCGAGTGCCGGACCCGCAGCGATGCGGTGGTCTTTGGCGGGCATGTGGAGGTGGCAGAATTCACCACCCCGCCCGACGCGCGGCTGTATTTTGGCGTGGACTGGGGCTTTGCGCGTGATCCGACGGTGATGGTGCGGTGTTTCATCGCCGATGACATCGTGCATGTTGACCACGAGGTGTTCGCCACGGGGGTGGAGATGGACGAACTCGCCACCCTGTTCGACCGGGTGCCGGGATCACGCGACTGGCCCGTGCGCGCCGATGCGTCGCGGCCGGAAACGATCAGCTACCTTGCCACGCGCTTTGGCTTTCGCATCACGGCGGCGGCGAAATGGCCCGGGTCGGTGCAGGACGGCATCGCCCGCCTGCGTGCGTTCCGCCGCATCCGCGTCCATCCGCGTTGTGAGAACATCGCCCGGGAACTGCGGATGTATTCGTGGCGCGTGGACCGTCTGACGGGCGATGTGCTGCCGGTGCTGGCCGATGGGTGGGACCACGGGATTGATGCCCTGCGTTATGCGCTGGATGGCGTGATCCGCAACCGTCGGCGCATGCCGGCCTTTACGGCGGCGGCGTTGCGGGGGATCTGAACGCTGTCCCTCATGGGCGTTGCCCCCGAGACCCCCACCAAAGGGCATTGCCCTTTGGAAACCAAGACTTTTAACGAATCAGGGTGCAGGGATCGCGATCCCTGCCGGGTCCGGGCGGAGCCCGGGTGTTGCACGTTAGGACTGTCCTCAGGGGCGTTGCCCCCGAGACCCCCACCAAAGGGCATTGCCCTTTGGAAACCATGACTTTTAATGAATCAGGGTGCAGGGAGCGCGCTCCCTGCCGGGTCCGGGCAGCGCCCGGGTTAGGGAAAAAACACCATGAAACACTGGTTCCACCGCGCGCCCACGCCGCCCCGCGTGCGGCGTGAACCGCGTGTCGTGCCGCGTGCGGACGCCATGCCGCGCTTTGGCCGGGCGGCATCCACCCTGCCGCCCGATGCGCGGGACGGGCTGCGGCCCTATGTCCCGCCGCCGGGGGTGCGCGGGGTGGGGGCGCTGGCGATGGACCGGGCGCTGTCGGGGGTGCATGACTGGGCCGGGGATGGCCTGGGCGACGGCGACGGGGCGTTTGGCGATGCGCTGGGCTTTGTCGGCTATCCCCTGCTGGCGCAGATGATGCAGCGCGCGGAGTTCCGCAAGCCGGTCGAGGTCATCGCGCGTGAGGCCACGCGCGAATGGATCCGCATCACCACCCCCGAAACCGACGCGCCGGACGATGCGCTGCTGGCGCGCATGACGCAACTGCGTACCGAGATGCGGCGCCTGCGCGTGCGCGAGGTGCTGCGCCGGCAGGTGATCCACGCGCTGGGCTTTGGCCTTGGGCATGTGTGGCCGGACATGGGCCAGCCGTTAAGCAGCGCGGGACAGGGCGCGCCGCTGGTGATCGGTCCAAACGGCATCGCCCGTGGCGCGATCAGGCGTTTTCTGAATGTGGAGCCGCTGTGGACCACGCCCGACAGCTATAACGCCGACATGCCGCTGCGTCCCGATTACTTCTGCCCGCGCGCGTGGTGGGTGCAGGGGACGCTGGTGGATGCCAGCCGTCTGTTTTCGATGGTGCCGTTCGAGGTCTCGGACATTTTCAAGCCCGCCTTCAATTTCGGCGGTCCCAGCCTGACGCAGATGCTGCGCACCTATGTCCACAACTTCCTGCGCACGCGCCAGTCCGTGTCCGACCTGGTCAGCAACTTTGCGACCAAGGTGCTGAAGACCGACATGGCCGGCGCAATGGGGGACGAGGACGGCCCCGCGCAGGTCGATACCGACAGCCTGACGGGCCGGGTGGAGGCGATGAATGCGTACCAGTCGAACCACGGCACCTTTGTCATCGACCGCACGCACGAGGATTTCGCCATCGTCGCCACCCCGCTTTCGGGGCTGAGCGAGTTGCAGGCCCAGTCGCAGGAGTTCATGGCGTCCATCCCCGGCATCCCGCTGGTCAAGCTGTTCGGGATCCAGCCTGCCGGGCTGAATGCGTCGTCGGATGGGGAAATCCGGGTTTTCTATGACGAGATCACGGCATTTCAGGAGGCCCACATCGCCCCGGTGCTGGACCGGATGTTCCGCATGGTGCAGCTGCATCTGTGGGGGGAGGTCGATCCCCGGCTGGATTTCGCGTTCGTGCCGCTGTGGCAGATGGACGATGCGCAGCGCGCGGACATCGACCATGCCCGTGCCCGCATCGACGCCCTGCGCGCGGCGGCGGGCGTCGCCCCGATGAAAGGAAAGACATGACCGGCATCCTTGCCCATGACCGCATCGGTTCGGTCCGTATAACGGACGAGGACGGGCGGCTTTATGTCGCGCGCACCCATATTTCAAAGGCAGGCGTCAACACCTACCGGGGGTCGGAAATCCCCGGTCATGCGGCGCTGGGCCTGCGGGCGGACGCTCTGTACCGCCTGTTACGCGCGCCGGACGAACTGGCGCGCGCGGCCCCGACGTTCAACGCCATTCCCGTGCTGGCGGACCATGCGCATGTGTCGGCGGACAACCCGCGCCGCGACATCACCGTGGGGGCGACCGGCACGGACTGCGCCTTTGATGATCCCTACCTCGACAACGCGCTGGCGATCTGGGACGCCGATGCGATCGCGATGGTGCGCGATGGCGGGCGGCGCGAACTGTCCTGCGCCTACCGCTATGACGCGGACATGACGCCGGGGCGGTGGCGTGGACAGCCCTATGACGGGGTGATGCGCAACATTCGCGGCAACCATGTCGCCCTTGTCCCCGCCGGGCGCGCGGGGCCGGACGTGCTGGTGGCCGATTCCGCACTACAGGAGAACATGATGGCACCCATACCCGAACCCGATGCGACCTTTACGGTGCAGGTCATCGGCCACGCCCTGCGCACCGGCGCACTGACGCCCGACACCGCGCCCGATGCGCTGTCGGCAGCGCTGCTGGCCGCGCGCGCGGAACTGGCGGCAATGCCCGCAGAACCCCCGCCGGAGATGGCGTCCGACGCCGCCGTGCGCGACGCCGTGGCCCGCGCGCTGGACGCCGAGCGCACCCGACTTGGCGCGATCGAGGACGCACGCCGCGCCGTCCGCCCCCTGGTGGGGGAGGTGATCGGCATGGACAGCGCGGACGCCATCTACCGCTATGCCCTGGCGCAGGCCGGGCATGACGTGGCGGGCGTGCATGCGTCGGCCCTGCGCCCGATGCTCGATATGGTGATCGGCACGCGTGACGCCGCCCCCGGTGCGGCGCTGGCTGCCGACGCCGCGCCGGATTTCAACACGCGCTTTGGCGTGACCCGTGCGCCGCGCGTGCTGTAGGCGTCCTCCCACGCCCTGATCCGTTAAAAGTCATGGTTTCCAAAGGGCAATGCCCTTTGGTGGGGTTCGGGGGCGAAGCCCCTGAGGCAGTTGTCGCACGCAACACCCGGGCTCTGCCCGGACCCGGCAGGGAGCGCGCTCCCTGCACCCTGATCTGATTAAAAGTCGTGGTTTCCAAAGGGCAATGCCCTTTGGTGGGGGTTCGGGGGCGAAGCCCCCGGGGCCAGCGCCCCCGCATGCGGTTTTACTGAACAAACATGGAGGCTGTACATGCCTTTTCCCAATACGGTCAATTACAACTGGCCCGTATCCTTTCCGGGTGCGTGGGCGTCTGAAAACCCGCGCCGGTCGGTGCTGGCGTGGGCGAATGGCCTGCGGGCGGGTGATGGCGGCGTTGCTGTTGCGGCGTTTGCGTGGGTGCAGGCGGACGGGGCGTCGGTGCTGAACACGCCGCCGTCCGATGCGACCGCCTCCGCCAGCGCCAGCGCGAGTGTCGCGGCCGGTGCGGTGTCCGCCATTGCGGTCACGTCCGGCGGCGCGGGATACGTTTCTGTCCCGACCGTTACACTGTCGGGTGGCGGCGGCAGCGGGGCGCAGGCCACGGCCACGCTTGCCAACGGCGTGGTCACGGGCATTATGGTCACGGCCCCCGGCACGGGATACACCACCGCGCCGACGGTCACGATCGCGGCCCCGGTGGCGACGCCCGCCGCACCTGACGGGTTTGTCGTGCGTGAACAGCAGGGGTTGATGACGCAGTACCTGCAGGAAGCGACGATGACCATTCCGCAGGGCTTCATGGTCACGCTGGCCGATGGGGGCGACGTGTTCTGCGCCTGTGCCGATGACGCCGCGCGGGGGGACGTGGTCTGCGCCTCCATTACGGACGGGACGATTACCGCCACGGCCCCCGGGGCGGACGTGCCCGACGGATACGTCGCGACCGGCTGGCGCGTTGCCCTGCCTGCCACAACCGGCGGCCTGATCGCCATTACGAAAGCTGCTTCCTGATGAACGCATCCCTGTTTCGCAACGACGCGCCGGTGCTGGCGCGGCAGTATGGCATCCACCTTGATGGCGTGCGGGAATATTTTCCCGAAGGCGGCCTGGCGATGGATGCCGATGGTGCGGTGACGGCGGCCAATTCCGGCGTCCCGGCCATCTTCACCACCTATACCGACCCGGTGGTGATCCGCGCGCTGATCGCGCCCACCCGCGCGGCCCAGATCTATGGCGAGGTGCGCAAGGGCGACTGGGTCACGGACACGGCGATGTTCCCGGTTGTCGAACTGTCGGGGCGCACGGCGGCGTATGGCGATTACAGCGCCGATGGCGAGGTGGACGCCAACGCCAACTGGATCAGCCGCCAGTCCTTTCATTACCAGACCTGGACCCGCTGGGGCGAGCGCGAGGTCGCGCGCATGGGGGCCGCGCGCATCGACCTTGTGAACCAGCGCAACCTTGCGTCGATCTCCGTGCTGGGGAAACAGCAGAACCTGACCTACCTGTTCGGGGTGGCGGGGCTGGAATGTTACGGCGCGCTCAATGACCCGCAGTTGCCCGCCGCGATCCAGCCGCTGCCGAAGGTTTCGGCCAACGGCACGGCGACAGGCTCCGCCGACTGGCTGGCGATGTCCGACCCGTTGCAGTGCTTTGACGACGTGCTGCGGCTGTATGCGCAGCTTGTGACCCAGATGGGCGGCAACCTGACGCTGGAGACGCCGATGACGCTGGTGCTGCCGACCGAGCGGCAGCAGTGCCTGCTCTATGCCAACCAGTACAACGTCAAGCTGCGCGAGCTCCTGTCCGAAAGCCTGCCGAACCTGCGCATCGAGACCCTGCCCGAGGCCGGGACCGCGCTGGGCGGTGGCATGGTGGCAAGCACGATGATGCAGTTGTTCGTCAACGAGGTCGAGGGACAGGCCAGCGTGTCCACCGGCTTTACGGAAAAGATGCGCGCGCACGCGGTGGAGCGTCACTCCACCTCCGTGCGGCAGAAGAAGTCGCAGGGCACGTGGGGGACGCTGTGGTTCTACCCGCAGGCCTGCGCCACCATGACGGGGATCTGACGGATATGGCGACAGCGAACACAACGGTCACGGTCCTGTGTCGCATGCCCTCCGGGCTGGTGCTGGACCTGTATGACGATGCGATGCTGGCGGCCCGCGCGGGGGAGATGCGGCGCGGGCATGGTGCCATGGCGCCCCCGGTGCCGCGTGCGTCGGTGCGCCTGGCGGGTGCGCGGCGCGACCCGCGTTACCACCCGCGCGACAACCGCCTGCTGGGCATGGCGGGCCGGACGGAGGTGCCGGCCGAGTTCTGGACCGCATGGTGCGCGCAGAACCCGGACTTCGCGCCGTTGCGCAATGGCCTGATCGCGGCGGAACGCACGGCCGATCGCGCGACATCGTGGCTGCGTGAACATGGCGGCACCCGCACGGGGCTGGAACCGCTGGATCCCGATGCGCTGCCGGTGGTGGGCGTCACCCGTCGCGACGCGGCATGAGTGGCGGCGTGGCGTTCGATTACGCAACATGGGCGCAGCGTTTCCCGCTGCTGGCGGCGCAGGTGAACGCCACGCAGGCCGCCGCATATTATGCGCAGGCCACGCTGGTCCTCTCGCCGCGTGCCCGCACCGCGCAGGATATGGCGCGGCGGGCGGTACTGCTGAACCTGCTGGTGGCGCATATCGCGCAACTGGAGGTGCAGGTGGCGCAGGGCAACAGCCTTGTCGGGCGGGTCAGTGACGCAACGCAGGGCAGCATCACCGTGCGCACCCAGATGGAGGGGCAGGCGCCTTCCGCCGCATGGTTCAACCAGACCCCGTACGGCGCGCAGTTCTGGGCCATGTCGCGCCGCCTGCGCCTGGCGCGCTATGTGCCCGGCCGCCCGCAGCGGGCCGCCGTGTGGCCGTGAGTATGAGGGCGATACCCGGGCTCTGCCCGGACCCGGCAGGGAGCGCGCTCCCTGCACCCTGATTCGTTAAAAGTTCTGGTTTCCAAAGGGTAATACCCTTTGGTGGGGTTTCAGGGGCAACGCCCCTGAGGCAGTCGGAACATGCGACACCCGGGCGGCTTGCTCCGGACCCGGCAGGGAGCGCGCTCCCTGCACCCTGATTCGTTAAAAGTCATGGTTTCCAAAGGGCAATGCCCTTTGGTGGGGGTTCGGGGGCAACGCCCCTGAGGGAACAAGGACCAACCGACATGAACCTCTTTGGTGCGGCCTGCGGGGCGGTATGCGCGGTTGGGCCGGGTGTTCCGGCCATGCTGAAGCTGTCCACCGGCAGCGCGGGCAATGCCGACTTCACCCGCACCGCGCAATATCGCGAGGTCCCGGCGACGATCTGGGTGCAGGCGCTGTCGTCGGACGAGTTGCAGCATGTGGGCGATTTGAGCCAGCAGGGCGCGCTGCGGGTCGTGTATGTCGCGGGCGTCGTGGGCGGCATGGACCGTGCGGCGGGCACGGGCGGGGACATGGTGAATTTTGACGGCGCGGACTGGCTTGTCGTGCGCCAGATGGAACAGTGGGGGACGGCATGGTCGAAGCTGATGGTGCGCCGCCAGACGTGACGGAGGGCACGGTGCTGACGGCGCTGGGGCAATGGCTGTGCGCCACCCTTTCGCTGTCGGCGGACGCGGTGATGGTGGGGCAGGTCAACCGCGTGGCCCCGCTGTGCGGCACGTTCGCCATCATGACGGTGGCGGGGCGGGGGCGGATCGCCACCAACCGCACGACCTATGGCGCGGGGTGCCGCATCGTGTGGATGCAGCAGCGCATCGACGTGCGCGTGGACCTGCATGGCCCGGGCGCAGGCGACGGCGCGGGGCGGGTGGCGCTGCTGTTTCGCGACCCGGCGTGTGCGGACTTCCTGGCGGGGTTCGGGAGCATCGCACCCCTGCATGCCGACCCACCGGTGCAGCGCGATTTCGTGTCCGACGCCGCGCAGTACGAGGACACATGGCAGGTCACGCTGTCATTGCAGGTCAATTTCACCGCGACCTTCGCGCAGGAGTTCGCGGACACACTCAATGTCGGGATTTTCGAGACCGACGCAACCTTTCCACCGGAGTAAGATATGGCCGGCATTCCTGTTTCTTCCATCGTCCGGGTCACGCCCGGCGTCCTTGCGGCGGGGGGCGGTGTCGCGTTCCTCAACGGGCTGGTGCTGTCGCGCAATGCGGGGCTGCCCGCGTCCGGCGTCACCGTGTTCACCTCCGCCGCCGATGTCGCGGCGATGTGTGGCGAGGACAGCGTCGAATACGACATGGCGCAGGTCTATTTCACGGGCTACACCAACGCGGCGCAGACGCCGTCCACCCTGCTGATGGCCGCGTGCCCCGCCTTTGCCGATGCGACGCAGGCCACGGCCACCGCCACGCTGTCGGCAGGTGCGGTGCAGTCCATCGCGATTGCCGATGGCGGCAGCGGGTATGCCACCGCCCCCACCGTCACCCTGTCGGGCGGCGGCGGCACCGGGGCCACCGCCACGGCGACGGTAACCGATGGCGTTGTCACCGCGATTGCGGTCAGCGCGGGCGGCAGCGGTTATACCTCTGTCCCGACCGTTACACTTTCTGCCCCCGCGGCGGGCGCCACGCCGGGGACGGTGATGGATGCGCTGGTGGCGGGCAATGCGGACTGGACCGGCTTCACCACCGCGTTCGAGCCGTCGCTTTCGGACAAGCAGGCGTTCGCACAATGGACAGCGGCGCAGGGTTCGCGCTTTTGGTACGTGCAGTGGGATACCGACCCGCAGGCGGCGGTGTCCGGCACGACCGAAGCCTTTGGCGCGTGGGTTGTGGCGCAGGACATCGCAGGCGTCTCCCCCATCTATGCCGACCCGATGGTCGCAGCCCTTGCGCTGGGGTGGATGGCGTCGCTGGACTTTTCCGCAACATCGGGGCGCACGACGCTGAAATTCCGGCAAAACGGCCTGATCACCCCCACGGTGGCGACCGCGACGCTGGCGACCACGCTGGCGGCCAATGGCTACAGCTATTACGGCAGCTATGCCGGGTCGGGGACGGATTTCCAGTTCCTGTCCGATGGCGCGGTGTCGGGGCCGTTCGCGTGGGCCGACAGCTATATCGGGCAGGTGTGGCTCAACGGTGCGTTCCAGTTGGCACTTGCGAACCTGCTGCTCAATACCGGGCAGATTCCGTACAATGCCGATGGCGACGTGCTGATTGCCGCAAGCGTGCAGGACACGATCAACCAGGCGCTGGCGTTCGGGCTGATCCGCGCGGGCGTCACCCTGACGGCGGCGCAGCAGCAGCAGGTCAACAACGCGGCGGGGCGGACCATTTCCGACACGCTGGCGACGCGGGGATGGTATTTCCTGCCTGGTGCCTCCACCGCCGCCGCCACCGTGCGCGCATCGCGGGCCTCGCCCCCGTGCCAGTTCTGGTACACCGATGGCGGGTCGGTCCAGTCCATCAGCCTGTCTTCGCTGGAGGTGCAGTAATCCATGAGCGACTATAACATTTCCGACGCCAACTCGGTCTTTACCATTACCGTGAGCAGCCTGTTCAACGCGCCCGTCACGCTGTCGAATTACAGCGCCGACCGCGCGTTCGAGGTGGAGCAGCGCGAACTGGTGGAGACACAGATGTCGGTCGATGGCTACCTCTCCGCAGGGTGGGTGCCGCAGCCGGTGCGCCAGTCCGTCTCGCTTGCCGCGAGTTCGGATAGCTGCCTTGTCTTTGAATCCATCGTCACGGCGCAGGATGTCGCGCGCACGATCTATCGCATCGGGGGTGAAATCCAGTTGCCGTCCGTGGGCCGGCGCTACACGCTGCTGCGCGGGGTGCTGCGTGCGGCAAGCCCGCTGCCCGGTGCGGGGCGGGTGCTGGATGCGCGGCGGTTCGACATTTTGTGGGAGCGGGTCCTGCCCGCGGCGCTGTAATGGCGCTGAAATCCATCGAATACACCGTGGCGGAGGAGGGCGAGGACCAAGGCAAGGTCTTCGTCATCACCCGCATGAGCGCGTTCGACGCCGACCGCTGGGGCCGCCATGTGCTGCATGCAGCACTTGCCGGTGGCTACCGTGCGCCCGATGGCGACGACGCGGCGGAGGGGATGGGCAGCATTGCCGAGGCGGGCATGCGCATCTTCGGCATGATGGCGCCGGAGGCGGCGGACACGCTGCTGGACCGCCTGATGCAGTGCGTACGCATCATCCGCGACCCCGCCCATCCCGCCCCGCAGCCGGTCATCCCCGCCGACATACAGGAGGTCGGGACCGTGGGCCTGTTGCAGATGGAGGCGATGAAGCTGCACACGGATTTTTTTTCCGGCGCAAGCGTGTTCATCTTCCTCCCCGTAGCCCAGCTTCTGCTGGCGGTGGGCGAAGACGCGCGGAGTGCGCCAACGTCTCGCGCGCCATCGCCTGCGTGATCGCGTCGCGCCTGGCGCGCCTGCATGAACTGCAGGACGTGTATGACACCGAAGACCTGTATGACCTGCTGGAAATCGCGGCGGTGGATGCCTGCAACCGCATGACGGAGGAATGAGTGCCATGACCCCTGCCGCCTGTCTGAACGCATGGCATGAGGCGCTGTCCCCCGACCATGCCGCGCGAAGCCGGCGCATGCTGGTCGCGCTGGCGGCGGGGCAGGGGCGGCGCAGGCTGGATGCAAGGGCGTTGCGCGCGCTGCTCGACATGCTTGCGGGCGGGGTGGGGGGCGTCCTGCGGCGGGCCGTCATGGGCGGTCTCGTCATGGCGCCGCCCGCCCTGTCGCGTGGCGCATCCCCCGTCCCGTCCCCCGGCGGCGCGATGGCCGGCGGTGGGGCGCCGGGGCCTGTGCCACCCGGACGGATGGCGCCCGAACACGAACCACCGGAACACGAACTGCCAGAGCGGGAGCCGCCGGGGCGGGAAACATCGGAACACGAACCATTGGCGGCGGCGGCATGGACGACGGGGGCATGGACGGCGGGCCGGGCGCATGCCGTGTCGCGCCGCGCGGCACAGGCCGCCGCAGCCTTCGCCCCGCCCATGGTTTCGCGGCACCGCGCGCACGATGCGATGGCCGCCGCCGCACGGATGGCGGGGGGGCGGCGACCAGTGCCGAGGGCCGCCATCGTGGCCGTGACGCACGACGCACCCGCCCCCCCACGCGTGCCCACGCCCGCGTCCACGCCCGCGTCC